CGCGCCTGGCGTGGTGTTCCTATAACACTTATATTTTGGTAAGTCCAGTAAATCGTCATCAATTAAGTCACACCCTTGGCTGCAAGGTGACCATTCACTCCACTCACCCTGACAGTCTTGGGGTTCTGGGGTGGGTGGTTCCACGGAGGGTGGTTCCACGGAGGGTGGTTCCACGGAGGGTGGTTCCACGGAGGGTGGTTCCACGGAGGGTGGTTCCACGGAGGGTGGTTCCATGGAGGGTGATGCCCTTTTTCCAGACACTAACAAAACCCCAGTTCCTAAAATTAGTATAACAATAATTACCACTACTGCTATCATATATTAGGTTCACATAATTTTTACCATATCCGCCACCTTGTTGATGATGTTGAACAACTTGTAGACCGAATCCACATCCCCGGGCTTCACAATCTCAAGTTCAATCTGGTACGAGGCCTCTTCCTCAGAGTCCATGTCAACGTTATCCCCCGACGATATTGTCATATCGATGCTTAGGTTCTTGCGCACGAAGGAGTGGCGCACCTTGGTTCTCTTCCTATCCATCTCATACTCCCCAGAGATGGGGATCTCCCGAGCGATACACACCCTCACATCAAGGGGTTCGCATTTGAAGTCCTCCTTGACGACACTGATTTTTTGGATCATCGTCTGCTCCCCAGTGTCTTCATTGGATGTGATCCGCACGTTGCTGTTATCGTTGTAGTATACGTCAGACTCGGTATAGTTGGTGGACTCCCACCCATCATAGTTCTTCAGCCCCTTTAGGGTGCGTTCCCAGGTATCCCTGCCCACATTAGTATCGAAGAGGGAACCATTGTGTTTTCCGAGGCGAATTTCAACTTCGATGTTCTCTTCCGCCTTGAGGGCCTCAAATGTGGGGAGGATGGTATCGGTGATGTGCTTAATATCCATTGTGATTTTTACTTAACATTTACAATTCGCGTCTTTTACTTAAGCCTTTTTTATCGATAAAATGTAATGAAGGGTTTTACCAACCTCGGGAATACCTGTTATTTTAATACAGCTGTTCAGTGCCTTTTACATACACCAGTTCTCACAAACTACTTTTTGAAAAACCCGTACGAGGGGGAATGTAGATTTACCCAGGTATATTCTAAATTTGTCACCGTCTATTGGACGAGTGGTCGTCCAGAACTATCCCTCTTGACACTCCTATCCAGATTTCGAGAAGAGTTCCCCCGTTTTAAATCTAGGGAGCAACATGACGTTCAGGAAGTAATCCTATGTATCATAGACATTCTTGAACGATCGCAGCCTTTTATTAAACCGTGGTTTTACGGTAAGAAGGTTCAAGAAACTATTTGGCCCGGTGGCAAGTCAACGAGTGAAGAACCCTTCAGTGTTCATTTGGTGACTTCCGATGGTAACGAGTTGGGGGAGATGTTAAAGAAGAGTATGGATTGGAATGTGCTAGAAAACTTTGAGGACACCGAGGGTAAGGTGCACAACGTGGCTACGACGCGATCCCGCTTTTCGGAGCTCCCCCAAGTTTTGATGATTTCATTTGACACCAAGAGTAACATCAAAATTATAGAGACTATTATTATCGATTCGTTTGAATATAATCTCGTGGCGACCGCGCTTCACGAGGGTGACCAAAATGATGGACACTACGTGTCATTTGTAAAATGTAGAAACAAGTGGCATTTTATAAACGATCATGATATTAAAATATGTCCATTACCTGAAGAGGCTGGATTCTACTTTATGGTTTACAATCTAAAAACTCCTGAATCTTGATGTCCTCCCTAATATTTACAATCGTCCGATAGAATGTTCTTCTATTATTGGGATGCGTCTTATCCGTCCTCCTCTTTAGGGGTCTCCACCACATACGTTTTCCATCATCTACAAAATCACATTCAACGATAGCTCCCTCCTCGAACCATGGTTCATTCATCAGGTCCATTGCAACTTCAGATTCAAACACCAACTTCCCCTTTTCTTGGACATAGAGTCTCCACGCTAGGGGACCCCCAACGGTGCCCGGCACTTCCCATGAAGGTTCCTTCTTCATGAGAAAATCCACTGTATTCTTTTCCTTCGGTTTCCACTTAAACATCGTCTCATGGGTTCCAATCCTAACTGGTTCATTCACTGGAGTGAAAACGAGACCATCGATACGTTGAGTAACGGTGGGGAGGTACACATCCAAGAACTTGTCGTAGTCCCTCATTTGATGAAACGTCTTGACTTTGAGACGGTACCTGTCATGCTTCATGTAGATTATAGACCCAGTTACAATCTTACACGCTTCCAGTCTTAGCATCAGATTCAAATCCCATACTGGTTCACCATTGGCGAAAACTGCGTCATATACCATGAGGGTATTCTCGTACAGTTCACCATCGAGGATGGTTCCTTCGTAGGCCACTTTTTTCAGGTTTATTGGGACTTCAAACATGTTGAATGAGCGGTTGACAAAGAGACATTTCTTTTTACCCTGGAAAATGAGGGCAACCATCATGTATCTCTCACCATCCGTCTTCTCACACACTAGGTACTCTGCACCCTTGAGAATTGGGAAATGTCGGCGTTCAATTGATATAGGTTGGGGTCCCGGGAAGTAATCCTTACTCTTCCAACAGGTGTGTATATAATTCACGACGTGTTTGTAAAGTGGTGAATTATTACAGATAGACATATTTTTATTTGTATATATAACTTTAATTAACTTTTACACCAGCGGCGTTTAAGATATTACTTACACATTCATGTGTGTATGTTAAAGTTAACTTAGATGCTGAAAATGCATTTATTCGTACACCCTGTTCTTTGAATTTTTCAAACATTTTGGGATATATTTTCCAATTTCCAGTTTTTCTATCTTTGATACTCTTGAGGGTGTTTTTGGTGTTCATCATCCAACAGCGCGCAGTCGTGTGATTAACCTGGTAAATGTTTTGAGATATTTTATTACCCACACTTGTATCAAACGCGAGACCCATTTGTTCAACCGGTTCCGTAGACTCACTCCGAACTTTTGATTTAAAAACGTCCCAATCTATACCCTCCTTTACACCTGGAAAGACCAAACACCCAACTCCTTCATGTGCTTCAAAACACTGTGCAATAGAATTTTCATCGACACCAATTCCAAAATCAATAAACAGTATACGATCATGACTTTTCATATACTTCTGAACCATCTCCGCCTTTTCGTAAGGGTCATCATTCACAAAGACAATCTCATTGTTAATTTGTTTTTGGAGACATGTTATATTGAGACGTAAAATAGAGTGGAGAGTTTTAACACTACAAGACTTGGACCTCGTAGTTATAATAGTCACAAAATTCATATTTCTACATATACCCTAAGCCTTAAGCCTGTCATTTAAGCATCCACTAAATGGTAAATTCCCAACGTGACCCAGTGTGGTGTTTACATCTGCATAGATTTTACCATCGGCCTGTTGCCAACGGCGACAAAATGCGTAATCTTCTGAGAGGTACCTCCGATTTACGGGATCTATCATACAGTCAAAGGCTGCGTGATAGTCGTCAAAATCCCTATTTTGGTGATCATTCTTACACCAAAGTTCTGGAAACTTCTCCTCTAGGGTCTTAAACACTGAGCGTTTAATAACCATAAAACCTGTGGGTCCATCGAGAATTTCTATAAATCCATTGGTGATGGGACGGTTTTGAGCTCCAAAGTTGATTACGAGGCTTGAAGACAGCATAGACATATCCCTGTCATCCCCATTCTTCACGGCGTTGGCGGCTTGATCCCACATCACAACCTTCTTGGGGTAGCATGCGACGGAGAGATCGTGACCAGACTTAACAAGGCGGACTACGGATGCCGGATCAAAGTGAATATCGGCATCGATAAACATAAAATATTCACAATCCGTTTTCTGCATAAAGCGTCCCACGGATACATTACGGGCGCGGTGTACGAGTGATTCGTTTTCGGTTGTGTCGAGATATAACTGAATACCTTCTTTTATTAAAAGAACCTGAAGTTTAATAATACTAGACATATACTTTTCTAAACATAGCCCACCATAACATGGTGTGGCGAGAAACAACTTGGTCATTTTTTATTTTAGACCTTTAACCTCTAAGTGTTTTTTTATGATGACCTCAATTTTGTTTAATGTCGGTATAGATACCGAGCACTTCTCACACATCTCCGCCTTTGTAACTTTATTTCCAAAAACTATATGGATAATCGCGGATGCAATACTATTGGGTGTTTTGCTCATAAGATCTACACAATCCTCTGTTGCATTACACATCCTATTACATTGAAGTCTTTGATCCCGTGTAACATCAAAAGAGTTTAGTAAACGATTCATCACGTCGAAGGCTTTCGTCACATAGTTCTTCTCGGTTTTTCCCGATATAACATCTTGGAACATTTGGGTTGTCCGACTGATATCCTTTGATTGAATTCCGAACATATCAGCAATTTCCTTCGTGGTCCTCGGGAACTGAGCAAGACGGCACGCGTACAAAACGCAGTTCGCCTTTATCCCCAAACGCACTGCACCACGGGTAAGTTTTTGAGTGTTGAATTTTTTGTACATCATCTTGGCATCTTTGAGTATCGAATCTGGTAATGTATAACACGCCTCGTCGATGTCCTTATACGCGTGAAAAAGAGAACGGTCTTTGTGGTTCATAGACATATGAAAGTTAATTTTAGCCATACGTTTGTTTTCGTATGTTGAAGATCGCTGCGTTGAAATAACAGTTCCCTTCCCCCAATTTTGTGAAAAGAGCTCTGGGTTTGGGTTAGGATTACCACACCTGGATGGATCATTTACCTTTCCATCGTCCGTCATCCCGCTCGTCCATTCTGCGGTATCATCGATAAACCTGTCATCTACAAGCCCACATTCAGAACAGGTTGGTAAACCCTCGGGTGAAATAATTTTAGTACCTGAGCACTCACGGCATATATGTATGTTAGCTGGCTTTTCTTCGGTTTGTTTTGGTAATAATAAATCTACTTGAGTCCAGATAGCTGCCAGCATCTTTTTTAGACTATAAATTTTTTTTTGATTTTTAAAAAACGCGTTTACAGACTTAGGCTTTTTACGTGCATTTCTATTAAGTCCACCGTTTCTTTAAAACTTTTACCCCCTGAAGTTGATGGTTTCCATCCCGCCCATTCTTTATCAATTATCTCATGCCCGGGTGGTGGGGAACCCTGTATTTCACTGTCTGATACGATGAAATCATCTAAATCGGATCCAGATTGGCCCTCGTCGTATATGTCACTGTCGGTGTCTTCGATGTCAATCTCGGAATAGTAAGCAAACATATCAGTACCAAGGGATTTCATTTCCAGATCCTTAAATGTCGTGCCACTTGGGTAGTGCTCCATGAGACTCTCGAAGGGTGCGGGTGACAGTTCCCCGTCGTCTATTCTGTAGACACAAGCGGACTTATAAATAAGTTCAGTTGGATTGAGGTACCTGACCCCGAGAGTCAGGCCGGTGTTCATTCCAACGACACCGTACATTTGGTCTTCAACACCGTCTTCATTTACAAATAGTTTAACTATATCGTTTTCGTTTATTTCGGATGGTACAATCATACTTAGAGTTTTCTCACAAAAAATAATCAGGGATAATATCACAGATGAAAGTTATTATTTACTCGAAGGAAGGATGTCAGTATTGCGACCACGCGGTGACCCTCAGTGAGGCAGAGGGTCTCGAATACGAAAAGATTTTGATAGAAAAGGAGGAACTAAAAAAATTATGTGGTGGCAGTATCGATTCCTACCCTCAAATATTTATTGACGGACGTCATATCGGAAACTACTTTGAATACCAAGAATACATTGAAGATGAATACGAACCCATCCTAGCATCAACCCTCGATAGATTTACTGTCTTTCCCCTGAAGTATCCTGAGCTCTGGGAACTCTACAAGAAGGCTCAAATGTCCAACTGGACAGCGGAAGAGGTAGATCTGTCTAGTGACATGGAAGACTGGAAAAATTTAAACGATAATGAAAAGAAATTCATCAAGTACATCCTGGCATTCTTCGCTGGTTCCGATGGAATTGTTTTTGAGAATATCAATAACAATTTCGCCGATGAGGTACAAATCTCTGAGGCCCGTTCATTCTATGCATACCAATGCCACAATGAAATGGTCCACGGGGAGACGTACTCTAAACTGATAGACAAATACATCAAAGATTCTACTGAGAAAAAACACCTCTTCGAGGCTATACAAACCGTCCCCTGTATTCAAAAAAAGGCCAACTGGGCCCTAAAATGGTTCGATACCAAGTCCCGAACCTTCGCCGAGCGCCTCTTCGCATTTGCCTGTGTAGAGGGAATCTTCTTTTCTGGGAGTTTCTGTGCCATCTACTGGCTCAAGAAACGGGGCCTAATGCCTGGCCTGTGCTTCTCGAATGAACTTATTTCTAGGGATGAGGGCCTCCACCAGGAGTTTGCTGTGGAACTTTTCAAACTTTTGAGAAACAAACCCTCCACTGAGGTTATTCACTCCATAGTTAGAGAGGCTGTGGAAATTGAAAAGGGGTTCATTTTGGATGCCCTTCCCTGTAACCTCATAGGAATGAACTCTGAGAAGATGTCCGAGTACATCGAGTATGTTTCGGATCGCCTTCTCAAGCAGATTGGACAGCCTACACTGTGGGGTTCTAAGAACCCCTTCGATTTTATGGAAAATATCAGCCTGGATGGAAAAACCAACTTCTTCGAGAAGAGGGTAGGAGACTACGGAAAGATGGATGACACCTCGGATGATATTGGGTTTGATGAAGAGTTTTAATCGTATAAAGCACCCTCCGAACTGATCGCCATAGGTTGAAGCTTGTACCCACTGGTAGTAACCTCAACTTTGGGTTCACTGAACTCTGGCTCGGCACTGGGGGTATCCACCATCTGTGGTGGTTCCGCGACCACCTTCTTCTCCCCCTTTTTACCATTTTTCTTAGAGCAACCACCCGAACTCTTTCTCACATTCATCATACCCCAAACGATGAGAGTGAAAACGACTGCGTGGACAATTAGACCCAATGTAGTTGGACAACCGGTTGGAGATGAGATCCGGGATCCCAAAACCTTTTTGACGAGAAGGAAGGTGCTTGGGTTCGCCACTATGAAAAATAGTAAACCGGAAATGATAGAGATTGTTAACTTCTCCTGCTGTTTTTTACCGTTGCAGCCGCAACCACAGTCTTTAAAGAGACCCATTATACTTTTGATATATGTCAACAAAAAAACTTACTTAAAGTCGAGCCTCCTAGAATAAATATAACCAACCAACAATGTCGCTCTCTATTCAACAAATTTCCGATCTCTCCCCCGCTTCTGTGGGCTTCTCGAACCTCCGTAAGAACAAGAATGGCGGTAAAACCGTCTACCTAAACGCCGGCGGCAACAAAAAATGTTATCTTCAACTCCCCTTCATGCGATCCCCCTTCGGTCTCAGTGCCTTTACTGATGAGGGAACTGGGCGCACCACCTACTCCCTCGATCTCTCATTTGACCCCGATAACGAGCAGGCTATGGGGGTGCACAAGACGCTCTCCGAGCTCGACAACATCATCGTCAACACCGTCGCCAAGAACTCTAAGGAGTGGCTCGGTAAGGAGTTCAACGTCGCAGTTCTCAAAGAGGCCCTCTACAAGCCAATGGTTCGTCCAGGTAAGGAGCAGTACCCCTCTACCATGAAGCTGAAGATTACGACCAAACCCGATGGCACCTTTGTCCCGGAGGCCTACACTATGCAGCGTGAGCCTACGACGGTCGACGCCATCGAGAAGGGTCAGAAGGTTATGTGTATCATCGACCTCAGCAGCATCTGGTTCATCGATAACAAGTTCGGTGTGACCATGAGGCTCAACCAATGCCTCTTGGAGCAGTCTACGAAGCTTCCGTCCTTCGCCTTCCAGGGCCTCGACCTCCCAGGCCCCGAGGAGGAGGTTGACGAGGAGGAGGTTGATGAGGAGGTTGACGCGTAAGATTCCCTTTCAAAAAAAATAAAAAAATCCAGTCCCTATTGGTAAGAAGAAAAAACTTCTTACGAATAAGTAAGAATGTCCAACATAGAGAAAAATCTCATAAAGATTCTTCGGGGGAAAAAGGGGTGTTCACCTCGAAGTTATTTACCTTCAACCAAAAAGGTTGGATCTGGGGAGTATGGAAATGTATTCAAGGGGAACGTGAATGGAGAAGGTAAGAGATATGTAGCCTACAAGGAAATTAAGTTACCCGAAAATAATGTAACCCTAGCTGAATTGCAGAACTATATCAAACAAAATCCAGCTCGGATGGAATTCACCATTGCGAAAAAGTTGAAGGGCTTCGGTGTTCCAGAAAATTACATATACAAGAAGTGTGCTGATAAACTCATCATCTATATGGAGTATATTGATGGTGTAGAATTAAGAAACTGGTGGAATACCAACCCAACATTAGAACAACAAAAGTCTCTTATAGTTCAAATTATTTACAATCTCTACAGGATCCATAGAAAATATCCAAAATTCAGACACCACGATCTTCATGGAGGCAACATTTTGATAAAAAAGGTACCCGAAAAGAATATCAAAGTTGAGCTAAACAATAAAACGTATACAATTTCGAATGGTGGTATCGAGGCCGTGATGATTGATTTTGGATTTTCACTCTTCCCTCGTATAAAAAACCCTTTGATAAACGACAACTACTTCAAAAACATTGGAATTTCGAGAAACTCTCACAAACTATACGATGTACACCTTTTCTTAAACAGCCTTTACGGTATGACCACACGATCGAAAAACCCAGAAGTGAAGAATTTTATTAACTCCCTCCTACCACCCATGTATTTGGGTGCCAAAAGTACGGTTCTCAAAAAATTTAGATTGATTGGCACCGACCGTAAAAATATCGCTCACACCTTTTACCTACCAGGGTTTGAAAAGATTTTATCTAAACCCTTCCTCACTGGTGAAACCAAGGCTTTACCCCTACCAAAGCCGCGAAAATTTGTGCGACCCCAGATTGTTCCGAAAAGGAAATCTAAGACACCAATCAATAAGGCGGCTGCATATGCGAGGGCGGTGGCTGTTATGAAAAAACAACGGGAAGTCGCACCCCCCAAGCTAATCCCCCGCAGACAGAGATGATTAAAGTATGATCTTGAATGTGCGCGTAGTGCCCTCATCAACCTGAGAAAGTATCTTAAACTTTGGGGTCTTTAGGAGCTTCACCCCACCCTTAGTCATGAATGATTTCATCCGTTCAACTTCACCACGTGGCATTTTCCTGGTGTATTTGAGCGTGACATTCTTAGTTCCAATAGTAAAGACGGTTGAGGACATTTAACATTTACCAACAATAAAATGCTATTTACGAAACCACGGGTGGGTGAATTCGTAAGCAGGTGTACTGCTGAATGAAGTGATTGAAATTATAAACCACGGAGAACTTGAATGGAAAGTGCGAGAACTAGTGCATCGCCCATTGTTTTAATTGGTCTGAGCACCGAGATATGCTTCACGAGTGAGCGGTTCCAGGCTATGCGGAGAAAGAAGGTACTAATGAGGACGGTGAGCACAAACACTAAAAGTTCTGTGACTACCTCGGATCGCGTCTTAGATTTGGAGACTTCTTGAATCATTTATTAATAGTCTATATTTTTTTCTACCCTGAATATAAATGACGGTGCCATTAAGTGGGTCTGAACCTACTTTCACAACCCGTCGTTGGGGTACCGCGAAGGGTGTGGGAAATAACAACTGCTACGCCTATGCTGTCGGTGACTATGAAGCCTACCGTTGGCAGAAATCTATACCAGGGGATAGATCTGGGTTATCCAACGGAAACCATAATTATACTCACTGTACAGATTTACCGAAACGCGTTATTTCGGATAACCCCAAAAAGGTCTACAAGGTTAATGGTGACACGAAGTGTAAGAAGGGGTACTACAAGGTTATGATGTTTGTTTCACCTGGGAGGCCCACAAATTACATTCGTCAAGGTGATTTTCACTTTTACAAACAACACGGGGTTGTGGAATACAAGATAAAACCGGGTGATACTGTAAAGTCCGTGGCTAAATTCTTCAACATCCCAGAATCGAGGGTGAAGAGGGCTGGTAAATTTAAAGTGGGTAAGCGTATTGTATTCAAAGCAAATGTATTCAGTCACAAGCGTGGTTGGGCTACGGGTCCACTTCTGACTGATGCAAAGGGTAAGGTAATCAAAGATCCCCGCAAAGCTTCCAAGAACTATCCTGGGTTGAACTACGAGAAGTACTGTAGTTCATTCTGTGTCAAAAATTCCGGAATCAAAGTCGGAAAGACTCATCCCAAGGTCCGATAGAATGCTATCCAAATCCATTAAATTTTCGACACCATCGAAAGATAGGTCAAAAAGATCTACAACTTCCATCGTGGTATTTTCATTCAATGACACAGTATTTGACACTGCTGTATGATTGTTCTGTACTGTGACTGTAATTTTAAACTGTGAGGCATCAAACACTTTTCTACATACCGGGCATGTATTTTTACCTTTATTTTTCCATCCCTGTAGACAGTGGGAATGAAACATATGTCCGCAGCGCGTCGGGGGATTTGCCCGAGTCGACTTGACTTCATTCAGACATATGGAGCATGTTGACATTCTACAGTATGAGTTTAAAGTTTTTTTCTAAATTTAGCTCAGTTAGTAAATTTTCGATGCGTTGATCAGTGGTTTGTTGCAGTCATTGCAGTTCTTCTTTCCCTGTTCATCTTGAATTTTGGTGAGCATCTCTGGTCCAGACTTTTGGAGGAGTTGCCTGTAAGAATAATTATCCTCGAATGAGATGTTGTTTTGTTTCATCACATAGTTGTTGAGGAGTTGGGCTGACGTGTTTATTGTGAAGCATCGACCATCGGCCATGCCAAGTCGTTGAGACATCTTTTATTAAAATACACCTAGAAATTAATTTGTCTATTCGTTATTGTTCTCATCCAAGAATTAAACCCCTTCTCTCTCAGTAACCTCACAAATGGGTCACACCTGTACCCCAAGAAAATGTCAAATACATCCGTCTCAACAGTTGGAGAAACCCTAATTTTTGAATTTTCATTTATATGTTGGTTAATTATGTTGTATCCAAATGCAATCTCCTTTAGGGTCTCCGCCCCTGTAATTATAATCTTCCCTGTACTGAATATACTACACGTAATTTCCTTCATCTCTTGGGAAGGTTTGAATTTGATTTTGACCGCCGAATATCGGTCTGGTTCAAATGATACTTTGAAAATGTCATTATACTCTTCAAACCAATTAGAAACCTCTATGAGATTGATGTTATAGTTCAAACTGAAGTTTGAATTGATCATCACGACCCTGAAAGATTCCACGGGGATAGTGTTTGACATACCCAAAAAGGTTTTGAAAATGTGGGACAACTGTGTAATAATTCTTTTACAATCAAAGAGATCACAGCACCCAGCAACTTGGATACTCCCATTTGGAAAAACCTTTACAGATTTGGTACTGTAGGTGTCGTGGTAGGTGAGTGTAACCTGATTGTAAAATGTGGTCGGTTTCAACTTCCATTCAAAGCCCTCCATCTTCGATCCCTGCCTCTTCAGTTTATACGTACCAATTCGTTGAAAAGTTTCGCGCAATGTTTTAATGTCAATATCTTGTACAAAACTTGAAACCATCGTGATTGTAGTGATTTTCAACCACGAGGGTTTATACTCCTCCACAATTTCATTTCTGAAATTATCTATGGTGAGGAGATAGGAAAAACTATCGTTTGCGATTGAAGAGAACATACTTTCTGTAAAGTATTTAACCACTTAGGTGTTTAAAGACAATAAACATCTTTAAATTAAATGACCTCATTTATCAAGAACGCTAGACACATTCATGATATAGAGACTGACCTTTCGTACGTTGAAATACAGTACAAACGTTATGTAAAATCTTCACATGGGTATGTAACGTTCACAGATTATCTAAACACCGAGCCCATCGCTGATTGGGTATCCCTACAATCTAATACAAATTCTATTCGCTACGACAAGTTTTTGGATACGATGGTTTCTAAGACGGTCGAGGTTCTACAGAGGATGTCCGAGCTAATGATGGAAAATATCCTCGTATACGAACACTCTGACGAAACCTACATCCGTATTGTACACGCAATTAAAATTTTAGATCCGACATTTCAACCACCCCGTATAAATAAGGAGAGTACTTGGCAAGTGGAATTTATGAAAAATATATGTAGTACGATTATCGATGACGTCATTCAGAATTGTATAAACAAATCACGACTGATGCACTTTTTTAACGTTTTGAGTATAATAGAGCTACAGATACAATAAACAGGAAACACAAACAAGACGCGAACGCCGTGTTTCTTTCATCCTCTATTTTCTCCTCAATCTTAATCTCCGCCTTTTCAACCACCCCACAGTCAATATTTCTGCGTGGATGTATGGCTTCGAATGAATCGCCCGGTTCGGATTGAGATTCACATAGCCCAGTCGTACAATATACACTTTGTTTCTTTCCACAAGCTCCACGAACTGGGGTTACTTTCGCAAAATCTCTATGTTCACCCACCTGTCTAACACCTCCTGGAAGGGAGAAATCGTGTGTGACAAATGGATTTACATCGTCAATTGTATCTTGGTCACTGAGCATAAACTCACTCATTATACAACTACTTGAGATTATATTTTTTTGTAACCATTTTAGATTTATGTTCGTTCCACATTTGATCCAAATCTACATTCAACATGTGTGCCAGTTGAAACAAATAACTAAATACATCTCCCATTTCCATCATTACATCTGTCCCCCTCTCCTTTTTCAAATTCATTTTTTTGAATGTTTTCTTATGCTGCCTAATGGCTGATGCCAGTTCACCGACTTCCTCTGTTAAGAGGAGCCACACGGTATCAATAGCTGCTCGATCCCATCCCTTGGATCTACACACTTTTTCAGTTTCTAATTTATAGTAGTTGAGACTCATCACTTATCATACCTGAGACTCCAATCTTTAATTGATTCCAATTTTGTTATTGTAATCAATTTTTTTACCCACCGTACTCGTATTCAGGGGTTGATCAATGGGGGTGGTAACCGTATCAATGTCGCGATTGTAGGCGATGTATTGAGAAACACCAGTCTGGATCTGTGTAACCGATATGTTGATCACACGGGTGTTCATTAACTTAACCTGTTCGTTTACTCGAGTGTTATGATCACCAGAGTTGTTGATGAATACAGTGCGCATGATCGCGTAAAGGTCATCGGGGTTTTGGTAGTCTATAGCGATACCCGTTTTATTTTTGAATGTCTGACGAATCCCACGCTGGAGAAGATTTTTGTTGAAGTCTGAAAAAAAGAGGGTGTTTAGTGGAGTCTCACATTGCTTGAGGGAATCGAGGTGCAGATTATCACACATTTAATATAACACCCGAAAAAAAATTATCAGTAGATATTAAATGCTTAACTACGCTGACTTCAAAGAAGTCTACGCCAACAAACCAAAAAACAATGAAAAAATTACATGTAAACCCCCAGACTGCTTTGTTGGATCCTATGCCCCTGTAGCCAAAGCTGGTGAAACTGGTTCATTTTTCGTCAACACCTACCTTCTCCAACCCAACCGTAAAATGGAGGTTGCTGGACCAGTCCCCGTCCGGAGCAAGGATCTCGAGTGTGGGAAGTAGGTTAAAAATAAAAGTGGAATAAAAAGTATATGAGGGTCACTAAACGCTCAGGTCGTATTGAGGATATGAAGTTTGATAGCATCACCAATAGGATCAAGAACTTAACGTACGGACTTTCCGAAACTTGTGACTCCACAAAAGTTGCACAACAGGTATTCTCATCCCTCTACGATGGCATCACCACCCAAGAAATTGACACTCTCTCTGCTGAGATTTGCGTCGGCATGATCACCTCAGACCCAGACTATGAAACACTGGCCACCAGGATTATTGCCAGTAATATCCAGAAGGTTTGTCCAAACAATTTCCACATCGCCATGAAGAAACTCCAGAAGGCTGGGATTGTTACAGATGAAGTTGTAGACGTTGCCCTAAAGGTCAAAGATGATATCAAGACTGAGAGGGACTTTGACTTTGGGTACTTTGGTATCAAGACCCTAGAGAAAAGCTACCTCCAACGCCTAGAGGGAAAACTCACCGAAACCCCCCAATATATGTTTATGAGGGTCTCTATTGGTATTCATGGTACTGATATTCCCGCCGTATTGGAGACCTACGACAAAATGTCCCAAGGCTACTTCATTCACGCCACCCCAACACTCTTCAATTCCGGGACACCCCGCCCACAAATGTCCTCGTGCTTCCTTATCGCCAACAAAGCAGACTCCATAGATGGCATATACGGAACCCTCACAGAGTGTGCCCAAATCTCCAAATGGGCGGGGGGTATCGGGATGCATATCCATGACATTAGGGCCAATAAATCTCGCATCAGAGGGACCAACGGTCAGTCCGATGGTATCATCCCAATGCTCAGGGTTTTCAATGCCACCGCCCGATACGTGAACCAAGCTGGTCGCCGTAAGGGATCCATAGCCGTCTACCTAGAGCCATGGCACGCCGACATCCTAGACTTCCTAGAGATTCGCCTAAATCAAGGTGATGATGAAGCGAGGTGCCGGGACCTATTCTCGGCGCTATGGATTCCAGACCTCTTCATGAAGAGGGTAGAGGAAGGTGGAAAATGGTCCCTCTTCTGCCCCGATACCGCTAAGGGGCTCTCCGACGTCTATGGTGAGGAGTTTGAAGCTCTATACACCAAATATGAGGAGGAGGGTCTCGCCACCACCACAGTCCCAGCCACTGAGCTGTGGAAGGCGATTCTCAAATCCCAAACAGAGACTGGCACCCCCTACATGCTCTACAAGGATGCGTGCAACTCTAAGTCGAACCAAAAGAATTTGGGTGTCATCAAAAGCTCCAATCTGTGTACGGAGATTATAGAGTACACCGACAAAGATGAGACTTCGGTGTGTAACCTGGCCTCCATCGCCCTCCCCAAATATGTCAACAGGGAGACAAAGACATTCGATTACGCGAAACTCCACGAAGTCACGAAGACTGTAACGAAGAACCTGAATAGGGTCATAGACCGCAACTTTTACCCAGTGGAGACTGCGAGGAACTCAAACATGAAGCACCGCCCGATCGGTTTAGGTGTACAGGGTCTCGCCGACGTTTTCATCCTCTGTGGTCTCCCCTTCGATTGCTACGAATCCCGCCTCATGAATGTACACATTTTCGAGACCATGTATCACGCCGCCCTGGAGGCGAGCTCTGAATTGGCTGAAATTGATGGTTCATACGAAACCTTCCAGGGATCTCCGGCGTCGCAAGGTATTCTCCAACAGGATATGTGGGAGGGTGGGGTTAGGATGAGTGGTATGTATGACTGGTCCGCTATGAGGGAGCGTGTGAAGACTAAGGGACTGCGGAACAGTCTCCTCATGGCCCCCATGCCCACAGCCTCGACGGCCCAAATTCTAGGGAATAACGAATGCTTCGAACCCTACACCACAAACATTTACCTGAGGCGTACCTTAGCCGGGGAGTTCGTCGTGGTCAACAAGCACCTAGTCAACCACCTCAAGGAGGCCGGTCTATGGTCAAAAGAGATGAAGGACCTCATGGTTAAGGCTGGGGGCTCAATCCAAAATATTGTAGACATCCCCAAGGAAATTAAGGATCTTTACAAAACTGTGTGGGAAATTAGCCAAAAGTGTATCATCGATATGGCAGCCGACCGAGGACGATACATCGACCAATCCCAATCCATGAATCTCTTCATGGAGAGTCCCACGATGTCTAAACTTTCATCAATGCACATGTACGCATGGAAATCCGGACTAAAGACTGGTATGTACTACCTACGATCAAAGGCAAAAGCCCGACCAATCCAGTTTAGTCTAGAACCAGATTGTGTGGCGTGTTCGGCTTAAAGTTTTGAACCTATATTCAGTTAGAAAGACATGGACAAGGCAATCGATAACCTCCAAATCAATGAATTCAATAATAGAAAGATTGTTCTAACCACCAAACAAGGTACACCCCTTCGTGTCCAATTCCCTCGGATGTATATGCCATTCGGGGTCTCCGGTTTCACCCCAGAGGTTGGACCCACCAAGTACAACATAGACTTCGCAATCAAGGGTTATGACGAGGAGGATAGTTACATGAAGAAATTCTATGAGAGTGTTCGCAAACTTGAAGATAAAATCATTGACGCCGTCGTCGAACAAAGTGAAGTAATCTTTGGAAGTCAGATGTCTAAGGAGGAACTCGCTCCGATGTTTAACTCTAATGTGAAAATGTCTCCAGATAGAGAACCAAAATTCAGAGTAAAGATCGATACAGATATTGACGGAAATATTAAACCAAATGTCTATGATGCAGAAAAAACTCCTAAAAAGGATGAAGCAACAAACGGCCTGTACGCAAGGAATTCAGGTCAGGCTATTGTGGAACTCAATAGCGTGTATTTCTTGAATAAGAAGTTTGGGTGCACATGGAAAACATACCAACTCATCGTTCACGAG